TCACTCGTTCGCTTCGGGTTGTTCGTACGGCTCGAAATTCTTGCTCAGTACATTATATGCGACGATGGTCCTGCTCACGATCGCAGCACCGTGCTGACCAATGTACTCAATCGGCTGATAGATACCATGCGGGTAATCCTTTCCAGACGATGCTCGTGGCACATGATGGTCTGTCACCAAACTGAGTTCGGTTTCACCTTCATAGATTTTCGCAGTGCTTCCAGCGCCACCAGTGACTACATAATCGGGAAGTATGCCGATCACATTCACTTCAGCTTCATCATCTTCATCGATTGATACAATCCTGCGGACTTCCAGTTCATCCAGATCGATGATCAGAGGTCCGATGCACAGAAATCTCTGATCAATCACCACAGAGGTCAGTGTCGGTTCATAAATGATCGGTGGGTAGTCTGGGAAATATCCTGCATCATCATAATCAGAAAACGGCACAAATGGGTTACCGATAATCGTGCCAGGGATCAGCTCATCCACCTCATTGGTCAATACGTCCAGCGCAACGATCCTTTGAGTACCAGTGTAATACCAGACCGGCTCCGGGTCGAATGTGGGATCTACTCTATTCACATATGTCGCTTCTTGCAGCTCATATTTCCATCCTGTGCAGATCAGCTTGGTGTCATGGATGCCGAAGAATTCCCAGTCATACCACCAGAGTTCATCGGGAAGATATTCGCGATGCTCGGAGTAATACAGACCAAACCAGTTGGCGACACCAGCACCTTCGGGGAACGCCTCCGCTAGTGCCTCCAGCGGTTCAGGTCGATGATCGGCTTTCGGGAATGCCTGATGGTTCCGGAGCTTCTCGCCAGTCACTGCCGACAGGATTGAATAACCATGCTCCACGTCCTCATATGTCCGCAGCACAATGTAGGGTGATCGTGCTGACATCATCACGTTCCCGGCTTTGACGTTGACCGTTGGAGACCAGTTACCGAAACCATCACGAATAATGGAATATTCAGCGGGATTGACTCGCCACTTTTCATTGCCGTCATTATTCAGACAGACCAGGTTCGTTTCGTTCTGGCCGTTGAAATCGACATCAAGAAACACATAACAGTCATCGCGATGGCCGAGCACAATCCCTTGCTGCAAGGATTCGCCTCGTGTCTCATGCTGCCAGCGGATTTCAAACGGTTCGATCGAAAAGCAGGTAAGCTTAGCTTTGTGTGTTGTGATGATCCGATTGTTATCTACATCAATGTATGCCACATAAGGCATGATCGCATTGTTGAATCGCCTGTACATAAAATGACGCGATCCAGATCGTATCAGATGTTCGATCCGCCATGTGTGCATTGCCTGACCGTCCTCATAGTTCTCGGCCTTGGTGCCTCCAAAATACCGTACCAGCTCCGGGTTATCTGTGAGGATGAAATCATCTTGCTTGATGATCGCGATGCGGCTCCATTGGCCATCACATCGGCAATTGCACATGATCATTCCCCCGCATCACAATCGGCATAAACCACGACCCATTCGCCGTTGATTCGTCGCACTCTGATATGAGTCGTTTCATCGAGTTCCCAATCTGGCGAATAAACCGCAATTTTGATGATCTGATCATTGAGATCAGTCAAACGAGCCAGACCATATGCTGCTTGATCGTGTCGGCCAGCCGACATGTCATCATTGATCGTTACAGCTGCCAGCTCTGGTGGCTCTGGTTCCATCCCAGTAATCATATAACCCACCCCGTCCACAAACTGAGCAGTGACTATTGTGCCCGCATAGAGAGCGTTGTGGCCGCTATTGTAACGATGTGGATGCCAGATGGGCTGTGCGTACAAAGGGGTCAGCTCCACCAGCTCACCGGTATCAATCATGCGGGTCATCGCTGTGTAGCCTAACACGGTATGCTGATCGATAGATCCTTCCGGTGTAACTGTACTGATGGGGGATGGTAATTGAGGATCACGAGATTCGTCGGACAATTCAATCAACCACCGGAAAGGATGCATTCCCTCATCGGATCCGAGATAGACATGGGCATCCGGAAGAATCTTGGAGATCTGCTCATATAACTCTTCGCCAGTGGAATCCGTCTTGATAGTGATCTTTTCCCCAGCAACCATCATGTCGAATGTGCGGCCGGGGGCATATTTACAGTCCGCTATCAAATCAATCACCGGGTATTGTGATCCTCGCAGGATAGTTGCGGTGACCGTCGGTGAGCGGACCAAGTCCATCGATTCCATGAGACAGGCCACAATCTGTCCTCCGAATTCCGGCTGTATATTCTTCCGCGTACCGACTTCAGATTCATAGGGTTCACGATGCCAGGCTGTGGAGGCTTCGCGGATCCTTGAATACTGCCTTTCGGTGGGGAGTGTGAATTTCTTTTTAGCCATCATCCACCAATCAATGTGACATTACCGGAGGTGATCGAGGTGTTAAGAGCGGTATAAGTTCCGCTGGTTTTGTCGATGGTGCGACATGCGAACAACTCACCGGTTTTGACATCGCCACCTCGGATATCCAAGATGCCAATCATGGATTCTTCGTCGGGCAACAAGGCGATTCCAACTTGTCCACCGATGGATACCACTTTGGAATCTGAATTTTTGTTGAGCAGTAAGACAGGTGGCAAGTCAGCTTCCAATGGTGAACCAGTCCGATAGATTTTCGTGACGAACAGCGAGTTGCCGGCATCGTGACGCATGAGACCGACACCACCACCATCACCCTGACCGATTTCGACCAGACTATCATCGAAGTAATCAACCTGCAGGTACAGATCACGGTACTCAGTATAGTTTCCATTTTCGTTGATGCGGGGAAGTCCAACATCACCGGAGAAACGAGCCAAGACCTTATAACCAGCCAGTACCACTGACACAAAATGTGTGCCGGTACCGGCAGTGGTGAGAGACACGGGAGTGGTCAAAACTGCATCGGACGTCAGCTGCATTTCGCCTGTGATTGTATTCACGAAACTGACATAGTAATCGGTCTCCTCTCCGAGACCCGCCGGCAGGGTACCGGTCGACCGCACTCTGACGCGTTGACCCGGCCAAAACGCACCACTGACATTTGTAAGCAGGTTTCCGGATCTGCTAAATGTGCTGCGGAGTTTGATATCGTATTTCCAACCTTCACTTGCGGTGTCCATCACCAGTACGTCACCCGATGTCGGCGGTCTTCGCAAGCTCCAGTTGTTGGGATCAAGACCACTGTTCGGTCCGCGTGATGGTTGCACGACATCAATATTGATTGAGGATGATGCGGTCAAAGTCACATCTAATCCAATTTGTAGCGGTGTAATCGGCCGCTGTGATAGCGAGCCGGCAGCAGTGATGGTAAATGATCCCGCTCCACCAGTGACAGTACTATTGCCCATTCCACGGATAGCTTGCACACCTGACTGAAGCTCGGATGCAACTACATCCCAATCAATTATGGTAAAAGCCGCTCCAGACTGCAGTGGGAATGACCCGCCATTGACATTTGATTTGATCTGTAGACGCTCAACCTGGCTGACACCTGGCACGCCCGATGTCTGGCTGACAAGGATCTCGGCACCGCCCGTAAGATCGCTCGCATCGACCTCAATCAGAGGCATGTCGGTCGCCGCTTTGCCCGATTGATAATAAAACAACATCGGGTCGGCTGGAGTTGCCGATCCTTCAACGCGACAGTTGCCCGATCCCACCGAGGCCAGGCCTGTCACCTTTGTTTGGATCGAGGCGGCCGAATCTCCATAGGTAATCGAAGTTGTCGTATCTGCTCCACTCTTGAGCGTGTATTCACCGCCACCGGCGAACAGGACCAGTGACTGGATTTCGTCTCTGGTTTCAGCGTCGGTGATCAGATAATAGTTGGTGTCTGATACAAGTGTCCCTGATGTAATCGAAACGGAGTTCGGTCCGACAGTGGTGCCAGCGTGTGAGCCGTCGAAGACGATCACATAAAACCCCTGGGCACCATTGCCGCTGCCAGCTGTATAGCTCGAATAGACACTACAGGCATCAACGGTCGATAATCCCACAACCGCCGTTTGCAGGCTGGAGGTCGTGACAGTTGTTGATAGGTCTGCAGTTTGTTGCCCCTCGACGGTCAACTTCCAATTTGCCGCTCCGGAATTAGTCTTGCGGACGTCAACCAGTATTGTCGTCTTGGGAGTGTCTCCCCCCTGCATGAGAATCGTTGTGTACACAGCTGTTGTTGGAGTCCATCGGATCGGGCTGCCTGGTGGAATATATTGATACGACATCAAGAGCGGTTGCATATTCCGGCCCGCGTTTGGGCCTTTGAAGCGGTACAAAATGAAAAATGTTTTATTCTCCGCATATGGATATCCCAAATTACTTGTGATGCGGTTCCAGCCACCCCACACTTCAATGCCTCCGACGCCGATTTCTGGTATCGCTTCCAGGTCAGCTTGCAGAGTCGCGAGGCTGCTCCCCACTGTGGCATATCCGCTGCCATAATGTAAACGGAACCCCAAGGCGACACCGGAATAAGGCAAGGAGATAAAACCGATCTCATCACTCGCACCGCCGCCGTTTTGAATAGTCTCCACGACCGCATACGCGATTCCTGTCAGTTCGACACCACTCGCTTCAATCAATGGGATATTGATTCCCGCGAGGTCGCCCGTCGGCTTGCAGACATAAGGTCCGCCTGCAGGTCCAGTAATCGTGATGTTGCCCGCACCGATTTCCGCATGATCTTCGACGATCGCCTGCAGAGCTGATCCGGTGATGTTGTGAGCATTGCCGGTATAAGTTTCGGACACACCATTGCAGGTGACGGTGAGCGGCCACGTACCGCCTGTGGTGCCATCCGGTAAAGTGATCACTTGCGTCTGCTCGATCGGCAAGATTCCCGGTGTCACTACTTCTACCGTCACAAGCGGGTATACCAAAAATTGCACCTGAAACGGTTGTCCTGCAGTGCGAGCTGTCAGCGTGATTGTGCGACCACTGACAGTACAATCGACATCGGCGAATTCCGGATAGATCGCATCCGCCCAGATTGTCGGATATTGAATGATGTCAGATCCCAGACTAAGCCGCTTGTTATTGATCACAGCGACTAAATCCGTGACGTCCTCCGGAATCGTCGCCTGTAGCATCATCGCCACGGCGACACCACCACCTTGCCAGATATTGCTCATAGGGATTCCTGCATAATCACCCGGAGTTCCGCCGGGAACACCTGCCACACCGGAACGGTTGCGAATAGAAAAGACACCTTCGGTGATCACTCGGCCTGAAATGTCATCACCAGCAAAAGTTCCCTCAATGTAAACGGGGAAATAGTTGTGACCGGGGATGAAATAATCTTCATCCGCAGCCAGATCAATCCGCAATCGGTCCTGACCTGTCGGATAGTAGCCAACGTCATAGGTCACACCGGTGGTTGTTCCGATAGTATCATCGGTGCGATAGATACGGATGGGTGGATCGGCAAGATCATCCACTGCCTCAATCGTGTTTCCATTGATGTTCTCAACCATGATTTCGATCACGGAATTGACTTCATAGTCTTCACTCACAACAACACCCCACATTTATAGTTGAGAGACAACCCAGTCTTATTGTAAAAAGTTGTCTTGGTGGTACGGTTCAGATTGTTGGCATCTGCTTTGACAGCTTTGATTTCAGCCGATGCGTTATTTCCGATGCTTAGTGAGACAGGTACGATTCCTGGATCAATGTATTCTTCAGGAGTAAAGTTCGCCGTCTTGAGAGCTTTGCCTACAAGGATAAATGAATTGTCCATATATCCATTCAGCGGAATGCTTCCTCCCCCGCCAATTTCAATCAGGCCAGTGTACGTATTACTGTTTGATACAGATGATCCCTGCTGCACACCATTGATAAACAAGCGAACCTGATTAGATGCTCGCGTGAGCATGATCTGATACCAGGTGTCCGTGCTGTAAGTGAAACTGGCGGTGCCATATTCTGCGACGTTGGTTAATCCCCAGCGAAGGCCGTGGCCATTGGAGAGGGTACACAAGAAAACACCCGACGCTTGACGGAACATTGCATTATAGTTGGCCACGATGCTCGGCCAGCGTACCCAACAACCTAAAGTGAAATCACCGGCTATGGAAACCGCAGGAACTTGTATCGAATCCGTGGTACCAGAGAACAAACCGGATGAACTACCATATTTATGCTGAGCTGTTTTGACGACACTGCTTCCATTTTTCGTAATCGTGGTGGATGCTGTTGAACTATCAACGAATGTGCTGCTGTCGTTCGCACCTTCCATGTTCGCAACGACATAAGCACCATCAATCGAAATCATCTGATCAAAGAATGGAATACGTTTATCATCTGCATCCGCTGGATGCTCAATTGTAATACTTGCACCTGCTGCCATCGTGCCAGTGGCGGCGTATTGAGTTAGACCACTTCCGCCCCCCTGATTGGATCGAAATCCCATCATGCACCTCCATTCAAGACGGCAAGGAGTTCTTGATAATGTTCATCACGGATTTCCTTGAGCAGCTCAACAGGTGGATAGTCACCATCCCAGATCATGCCCAATGCATGCTGAGCATCTTGGTACGTAAATCCAGCCACGCCATTTGCTGCATCTCGGTTCTCCAGAATGGCATCTATTAATTCTTGTTTGGTCATTTTGGTCATCTTAAGGGGAGTATGTTAAAGTCCAGTCGCGGACGGTTTTTGGCGCGGATAATGAAGATTTCAGAACGGTTCAATTTCTTTTTGAGTGGTGACTTCGGATCCTTCATATCCTCTCTCCACGCTTGACCGTTGCGATTGAGCCATTGAGGGGATGTCACAGCTTTTCCACTGTGATCGCAGATCTGGGTCCGTACTTCCTTGTAGATGTAACCACCATTCTTTTTAGGGGTTCGTTGCATGATGATTTCGTAAAACCCTTTGTTCGCAATCTGCAGATCCCAGCCATCATCCTGATATTCGAGGGATAAGCTGGCTTCTCGACACTGCACCCCGTTGATCGATGTTCGCGGTCCGATGCTGACTGATGAGACTTTGAGAGTTTCCTTGGGATAAGTTTCACCTTCGATTGCCACGGCTGATGCGTTAATGCCGGCACAGTATTTCAGCAGCCAGATAGGAGCTCCCGGGCCGATATACTTCGTGCTTTTGATGACGATGTTGGTTACTTCTGTCGTCAGATCCTCAAACAGATCACCGGCATAATTGAGGATTGGTTCCCCATCGGAATCAACGAGACAAGGCACATCCCGCGGTGAGGAGTCATAGGTGACCACCGCAGCTCGTCGCAGCGGGTTGGGATCGACCAATTCATCGAGGTTCGTGGACAACGTGCAGGCTATTATCCAGCGTGTGGGCGCACGCGGGTTGATGTCTGCTTTCACATCTGTCACGAATGCATTATTCGGGTATCCATATCCTGTGAGCGTGGAATAATACTTTGGACATAACCTGTCAGTCTTGATCTGAGTTTCGGACAGATTGCGTTCTTTTGTGATTGCCCGAAAGGTTGCTGAAAACGTGTCACCGGAAGAGGTAAACTGCCCGCTGCGGCCGGTCTGCTTGATATCGAGTATCCCCACTGATCAATCCTCCATCTCAGCAAAGACCAGGTCACCATCTTCCAGTTTATCCAGGAGAGCTTTATTGGTTTCCGCCGACTGCTGGGTAGATTCCTTAATCTCTTCCAAAAGTCCGGTTTGTTTCTCAGTCTGCTTTTCTCCAGCTCCAGATAATGCCCGGAGTACCTGATTCGCACCTTCGCTAGAGTTCAGCAGCAGGGCTTTATTGGCAGTTTCTTTCTCAGAATCTTTTTCCTGCTTTTTGAGACTGTCCGCCGCGTTGTATGTTGAATCCGGTATCAACGGGGCCTTGATCGGTTTCATCTGCAACGGATCGATTCCCTGCAGCTCGGGAGCATTCAATGTGGGCAACTTGAGGGTCGCTTCGTATTCGACTTCCTTTTTGCCGATTCCATCAAGTAAGGCGTCCTGCTTTTTCTGCAGAGTTCCCAGCACTCCATCATCCTGATTGAATTGAGCATCTAATGCGGATTTCGTTTGCGTGTACGAATCCTTCATTGCCGTATAGGGATCAATCCCCACTTTGATGTCTGGCTGCTTGGCGAGTGTATCCGCAAATTTATCGAATCCTTTGCGAGCCGCTTCGACGGGATTGTCTCCGTTCCAAATGGCATCCCACATTCCCTTGATGCCAGACAAAAGAGCTTGTCCGAGCTGAAGCAGTTCCTGAAATCCTCCTTTCACCCATTCAAACATTGACATTGCTCCCGCTTTTATTGCTGCCCAGGCTGACACCAATGCCGAGACCAATGCGGTCGCGATTTCATTTCCGTAAGGAATGAGACTGATCAAATATTTGGCAACCTCGATCAGTCCCACCTGGGCCAGAGCAGCTCCGTTCCGGACAGCAAATCCGAGGGTGTCCCCGAATTCCATCGCAGCCACAATTGCCCCCAAAATCCATTGGGCCATCGGCATGATGTAACTCAACAAAAATGTTCCGGCTGCCACGGCCCAATTCAGGATGACACCGTGAAACTGCATTCCATATTCAAGCCCTGCACCCAGCCATTGAATGAGTGGCACCACATATTGTTGCACCAGCCCAGCGAGAGCGGCTCCCCACTCCTGAGCCATTTCCGTATTCTGGGATACCGGATCGATGGCAGCGGTCAGAGCTGCGGCGATGATATTCACGCTCGGTAGCAACACGTTTCCAAACAACTCGCTGACCTGCATGATCTTATGCTCCAGAATGATCATCGGATCAGCGACGGCTTCAGCAGTCCCTCCCACCCGCTCCTTGATCTGATCGAGTAGAATCTTTTGGGCTCCAGCGATATCACCAGCTCCGATCAGTTGTGCGACTTGATCTTTCTGGGCATCACTCAAGACCACACCGACGCCACGCAGAGCTTTCATGCCTTTGATGGGGTCATTAAGAGCCTTGCCGAGAAAATCCACTTGCGGGCCTAAGTCCGTTCCCATAGATGCAGCGAGGTCTGCTGATAACTTGATGGCATCCTTAAAAGTGTCTCCCTGCACGTTCCGGAATTTCATAAGAGATGATGAAGCCGTTACAACATCCCCGCCATCAAAATTCGTCTTCATCTGCATATCATCAGCCAGCGTATTCACGCTGTCTTGAGTCATGCGGGATGAGCCACCTGTGGCAGCAATCTGAGCCACCAGCGTGCGTTGCTCTTTAAGATCATCACGCGCACCATTGAGTGCCGTGCCCACGGCAAAGACTGCACCTAGGGCCCCAGCGAGAGCGACAATCCCACCGGTGACTCCCATCATTCCAGCGAACTTACCGGGGAGTCCAAGTGCGGAATTCCCGATATTGCGGATGGACATATAGGTGGATTTGAGCATCCCTCCCAAAGATGCTCCGGAGCTGCGTAATGCGGAAAAGGCTCGGGTACCGGCTTTGGTGACCATGCTGAATGCGGTCATGCTTGTTTTGCCCAATGTGCCGAACACAGTAATGCCGAGTTTGCTGAGGGCATACATAGTCGTGATCAGCCCACCGACAGCATTCGTGCCATATTTCTGGATCCCTGCACCAAAGGATTTGGCCCAGCTGATGGCGGTTCTCAAGCCACCGATAAAGCCGGTGGCATTGAGTCCGAGATTTGCAACGATATCACCGATCATGATCTATCTCAGGATCGATGCCAGTTTTGCCATGATTGTGGTGCTATCCTCGACCTCGTCCGGAATCTCTTCACCTGGCAAGGCAAACAGTCTTTCGATCTCACCATGAGTGATGTCGTTGCCATTCACCGAGGCAATGAGCTGAGACAACCGGATGAAGAGTTGCCGGTCGGCAAAAAATCCGACCGGTTCCATGTCAAAGTAAGCAGACCATTCCGCAGCTTCCAAGGGTGTCATCTCATCGAGCATGGCATCAACGTCGAGACGCCCCAGGGCGAGTGCCAACCTCATGTGCTGGCGTCGGCGGTGGTCTCGTCGGAGTTTTTTACAACGGCTTCCTTGTCGATCTTGATCCCGGTCGTCTTTTCCGCGGCTTCAGCCATCAAACCTGTCAGCCGACGGTCCATCTGTTCGAGCAGCTCGAAATCTTCTTTCGTTTGCCGAAAGTTTTGAGCATTATTGCCATCCACCGAGGAAAGGATAATCAAACGGCGACGGGCTTCCACCGCCCGGCGTGGATCCACCTCACACTTCGAGTTGAGCATGGATCGTTCAAACTGCGATGCTTCTTTTTCAGTGAGCGAACGAAAGCGGAATGTTCCATAACCATCGAAGTCATAATTATCAAAACGGATTTTGTTATGACTGGTAATGTCACTTTTGCCCATGATTTTGGGTGTACTGGCAGGCTTCACAACAGTGGTCATTGGTGTCGACTTCTCCATTTGAAAATCAATGCAATAAGAGGAATAACGATTTGTGTGATGATGATCAGATACCAGCTGGAACGATCGTCACTTTTTGGGTTTGGTTTCTGACTTCGCTTCCGGGAGCGTGATTTTCCCTTTGCGAGCCAGCTTGTATTTGCGTTCTTGCTGCGCCTTTTCATACTCCACCTTTTGAACAGCTTCATCATCGATGGGTTTAGCTTTTGCAGCGTGAACGACAGTCTTGCTATTGTCCTGCATGTCCGGGATACGAGAATCCAGACAGAGTAGCCACGCTTCCGGATCTTCGATCATCGTCCCCACTGGCAACATACGATATTTTCTGTTGGTCGTGGATTTTGGTTTGTCGGGATCGAAATCCGGATTAAGTGCGACAGCCTCTTTGATGAGTTCAACTTTCATGGAATCCTCTTCCAATCGTCATCTATAAATAGGATTTTAAGTATTAAAATTTCAAATTGATCATGTCGTCAATTCAGCATGGGTCCGGAGCTTGATCGACAAACTGGCTTTTACACGTTCCTTGCTGGCGAACTTGACGGGACATGATTTGACCGACCCCTCGAATTCGTATCCGTCTTCACCATCGGGTGGAAATCCAATCTTGAAATCACGAATCACCCCTCCAGAAATGACATCCGTGATCAGCTGCTTGTGAACGGTGTTGGTCCAGTCGTACAGAATTTCTGCACTGACTTCTCCTACCGTGGATAAACCTGCTAATTCCCCATCTTCGACATGATCCGATTCCAGGTGCGTATCATCCACATACTGGGTTTCCGGGTTCGGACCATCGACATTCAGCACATGGGAAATCGGAGTCAGGACGGTTGCGACGGCAACTAACAGGGTCGTCCCCTTACTGTTCTTTGGCATGGGTGTCCTCAGTGATAAAAGACGGTGATTTCAAACGGTCGGACATATCCCGGGAGATCGCTATCGTCTTCCGGTTCAATCTCATTGCTGTCACTTCCAAAGTCGACAGCTTCGATCACAATGTTGTCGACCTGCTCCTCGAGCAGGCTATCCAGATACCCTGAGATCGTTGCAGCAATACGGTTGGCGGCAGCTCGTTTATCTGCTCGCACCCGAATGCTGATGGTGGCAATTCGACCTCCTCCAAAGCTTGATTCCAGATCGGATTCACCCTGATCGTCCGTCAGTTCAATCACAATGTTTGGAAGCGTGTCCCCTTGTTCCAGCTTGTCGACCCGGATCCGGTCCCCCACCTGGGCCGTCACATTGGAAATGCTACGGAGAATTGAGAGCAAGGCTTTGTCGATGAATTTCTCTGTCATTTTTTACCTTTGATCCGGACCTTGGCGACTTCTCTCGCTAAGACTTGTTTGGCTTTTTTCTCGGTGGCCGCGAGTGATGCGGCGCGGGATGCCTGCACACCTCGTTGAACAGCACCACTTTTCTGAATCGATCCCGTTGCAAATTTTCCGGATACAACTTTCCCTGTGGATGTCTTGATTTTTTTACGAAAGCGTTTCTTAGACCCTGCCGCTAAAATATGGGACTGTGGTGCATAAGTTCCTCGCTTTTTGCCCACGCCAAAACCAGCCTTTGCAAATGCATATCCAGCTTTCATAGCTTTGCGTTTCAGATTTCGCTTACCCACAGCTTTCTTGATTTGCTTGACATCCCCACCTTTTTTGGCAGGCTTCACTTCTTTGCGGATACCGGATACGACTTTGCTGGCACCAGCATTGATCGCGGACATCGTGATCTTGTCGACGGTTTTGGGATCCTTGAGCTGCGTCATGGCTTTCACCAGCGTGACTGTTAATCCTGTGCAATCAAGCACCATGGGACGCCTCAATAATCACTGCATCACGTGACTCACGATCAATATCCACCGATCCAATCTCATATTCCTGACCCTGCCACATGAGACGATCTGCCACGGTGAGCGAACGAGTGATTGCTCCCTGTCGCAATGTGACAGTGATATTGTTGCCGCTTTGCTGCTGCTGGCTCTCGAAGGCCTCATCTTTAGGTTTGCTATCTACACCCGCCCAGAAACCTCCCAAAGATGTCCATTGTGCATCTTTCTGCCCATAGTCATCCTCGTCGTTCGGATCAACCAGAACCAGTCGTAGCAGAGTGACACGTTCCCGCAATTTTCCAGCATTGATGGTCACAGACTGAATCCTCCAATGCGGGAATCCGTGATCCGATAATCAGCCAGCAGAGATTGCATGATCAATTTTGTCCGCTCATTTCCGAGCAGTTCACGTTCCTGATAATAGGTGCCGATACACAGCAGCAGCTGGTGAGCGAGATCAGGGGGAAGAATCTCATACCCCGCCTGATAAGTGATAATAACCGACATGATGTCGGAGCTGGTCGCTGGCCACCCATTGCGTGGTACTATCCGCGCCGGTGCACTGATCGGATCTATGATGTAATCCGACTCGCTAATCGTCTGATATTGGCCAGCCTGATCTCGATATTGAATGGATTCCACAGCAACGGATGGCGGACGTGGCAAATAGATGCGTTCAGTGAATGGGAACTCATCCAAGGTGAGCTCCAGCGTTGCGGGAATGATTTGCCGATTGGTAATAACCTGGGCCTGACGGATAACCGTCATGGCCAGAGCCGTCAGATATGCGTCCTCATCATTGATGTCAATCCTCAGATGTGATTTGACCACATCCAGGTCAATCAATGGTGCGGTGGATTGATCAATGACACGCAAGCCCATGTTTCACCAGTCTTCACGCAATACGATCAGCGATGGCAGCTCGGATACTGGCAGCAATGGCCTTACCGATACCTTCGAGATCTTCAAAATGTTCGACTTTCAACAAATCAGTGATCGTTGCAATGCTGTTTTCTTTAAGCAGCTCAATCACACGTGGGGGCAAGTCGAGTTCATCAATGGAATCACCAGTTTTCACAGGTGGAGTGACACTGTCTGCAGGTTCTTTGACCGGGTTTTCACCCGCAATTTCTGCCAGATCAGATTTGATCCACCGTTTAGCGGTGTCATTGTCCACATCAATTAAGGCTCCAATGGGATGGACACGGTTTTCAAACAGACGAGCCACCAACAATTTAATAAGCATGATTCACCTCAAGGGATATAGTTGATTCAAAAATGCCCAGGCGAGTCCGTCTCGCCTGGGCTGGTTATCCTTCATTTGAGCTCACACCATTGTCAGCAGATCATGCTGGCAAAGTTGTCGCCATATCGAGACAGCGGGCGAACGATGCCAAGCGGCGGAAACCCACATCAGCATCCTGCAGCACAGTGACATTGATGGTTCCGGACTTCGATTCGCTGAATGGATCAACGATCACATCAGCCGCGCCCCAGAGCCCCAAGAGGATGTCTTCGCCGTTGCCAAAGAACAGTTGCGTGAGGTTTTGCCCATCCCCCTTGGTGATGTTGCTTGGGATGTGGTTCGTCGCCAATCCTTTGTATCCGTTCACGTCATTCATATCGGACCAGAGGAAGGCTGCCACCCCTGAAACAACCTGCTTGGACTTCAGCATCGCTTTACCGCGAGCCGAGGTCACATACTTCAGGTTGCCAAAATCAGCGTTGGCGGTTTCCACCATGCTTTCCAGCGTGATCAAGAGGTTGCGTGATGGGTCACCCCCATCGTCGCCTATTGCGTGCGTCGGCACGTTGCTGGCAACGGCCAGACCTTCCGGCTGAGCTCCAACACCAGAGCCGTTCAGACCCACGCGATCAAGTTCCAATCCGAGGGTGTCGAACAGATCCTGACGGACCAAGGTTTCCACATCGTATGACGGTTGCGTGAGTGTCTCACGCAGCAATCGAGTTGATGCTCCACAAGTGCTGGCTTGCATCGTCATCACATCGGTCGTCATGGTCGTCTGCGTCACGTTGGAACCAGAGCTGACCCAGTAGGCACCCGAAGTGCCGGTCTTACGCGGCATCTTGAACACGCCGACCAGATCACTGAGTACAGTTGCCCCCCACAGTGACAGGATGCGGCGATGCCGCAAATAGTCCAACACAGTCGGATCGTACACATTCTGGATCAGGCCAGCAGCTGCGGTTCCGTTCATGTCGGCACGTTTTTCAGGGCCACCAGCTCGCATCCGCAGATTCATCGGCATGAAGAAACCACGAGAACTACGTCCCATACGTTTGGCGATTTCCTGAGAGATTTCCCCTTCGTAGCCATCCACGCGACGATTACTGGCAATGCAGTCAATCGCCCGCATCACGGAATATTTGCCCGGATCAGGATTGTTGACTGGATCCTGAGGATCTTCAGTACCACTGGTCGGAATGAGTTGCCCGCCTTGCTCCATAATATTGGCTCGCGTCATGAGTTTGGATTGACGCTTGCGGTTCTCGATTTCCTGACCCAACAGGTCGGATCGATTCATGAAGTTGTCAGCTTCATCCATTTCTGCAGCCGTCAAGCTGCGTTTGTCTTTGGCTGGAATTTGTGCGATCTCACGGGCACGAGCTCCACAAGCAGCTTGGCCTTCCGCCAGTTCACGATCTGTCATCGTGCTGGCGTTAATCTGACTCTTGAGATCCAATGCGGCGATTGTCATTTAAGACTCCCGATAATTGTTTGATTCTGATTTGAACTGCGTCTGAACGCGGATAATGCGATCGTCTGAACGATCTGTTACACTGATGACATGCGTTGCAGACGATCCGTCAGGATGCGATTGCGGAGCTGATTTTGCCGTTGCAAATCAGCTTCCATCTGTTCGACTCGTTGCTGCAGATTTGCATTGGATTGCTCCAGTGACCGACCTTGCACGCTGGTGCCGGTATAGGCTGGATATGTCACAGGCCCCACGTCATACAACGCGGAGATTTTGCGAATCTCCCGGATAGCGACCTTGTTCTCCCGGTCTTCAACAAAAGCATCCTCCTGCACATCGAAGGCGAATGAACATCCTCGTATGTCACCCCGTTTGACCAGTTTCCGGACATCCTCACCCAGAGTGGTATCTGGCAGATTGCAGACAAAAAACAGTCCACGCTCATCCAGTGACAGCGTGCAAGTTCTGGCGGACGTGTTGCCGAGGATCGCGGAGGCGTCATGATTGAACAGGCAATACGTGTCGCCTCCCAGCACACCATCAAAAGCCCCTGGCAGGATCCGTTCCCGGATGGTCCACGAACCGAATTGCATCAGGTATTCAGTCCCGGCATTGTTCGGATCAAAATACACAGCGGCATAGCCATCAACGATCCGGGATTCTTCCTCCGGATTATCAGCGGCCCGCAAGTTAATCAGTTGTTTGTTGAAGCGACGTTCGACCATGGTCAGACTCCTAAAAGTTCATCAGCAAGTTTGGATGTCTCTGTTTTCCAACCCTCAGCTGCCAGCATGAGTTCGGATTTAGTTTCTTTCTGGCAGAGACAGATGTTGACATCAGCAAGATGCCGTTCGTAATACCGGCGGATCGTTTCCGGGTTGCTGCCGGGAATACGATCAATCAGCTTGGAGATCTGTTGCTCGTAATACTCTCGAGCGCGGATCATGGAATCGTGTCCGAGCTTCATTCTCTCTATCCAGATTCGTTCTGCGGTAGCCTGTGACTCAATGGTCTGTTGCACTAATGAACGCAGATTGATGGAACTTTTCTTTTCAGTTTCCGGTTTCTTGTCTTCCGGCTTCGGGTCATCTTCGGTTGGTTGGGGATCGTCCGTCGGTTGCCCATAGACTGCAGCTGGCTTGGCGAGCTCGTCGCCACCAGGGAGTGGTGGCAAGTCTTCCAGTTCCCGTACTTCATTGATCGTCTTCCATCCGCTCATCAAGGCATTGCGATGTGCCTCGTACCGATCTTTCTGGGTTCCACGCAGGAGACCGTCCACTGAGTACTTGATGTAGAACCGTTCTCGTTCATCTCGAGATAACAACTTGCGATTCAATTCCTGCTCATCCCGGATGCACTCCGGGGTCAAACGGAACATCACAAAAGCACGATTCTGTTCGGACATCGTGGCGTAATTCGATTGATCGAGGTAACCAGCCAGGTGCGGAGGCAAACCGAGCCATCGAGCAGCAATTTCCTCACCTGAGAATTTCCGCGATTCCAGAAACTGAGCATCCTTGAGTGGCATATTTGCATAAGTGGCTTTCATGCCATTCTCAAGCACCATCGATGAGTATGCACTATCTCCAGTGTAGGATTGTCTCAGATCTCTTTTGAGACGTTCGGCCTGATCATCAGTCAGTCCATTGGGAGCCTCAACAAATAAATATGGTCGCGCAGAGTTGCCAAAAAAAGTAGCTGCAGTTCTGTCGGTCGATATTCCTATTCCAAGTGCTTGTGCACCGAGCTTTACAACGGATGTGCCTGTAATCCCGTTGAATCCAAAGTAAGGCACATGGATCATCATAGAGCTGTCGATGATTCGATATTCTTTGGTAAACTCGTCCCAAATCTGGTACATCAATATGGGCCGTCCAAATCGATCTCTACGGGTCGGAGACCAGAATGGTTGCACGTTCTTTGATTGATGACACTGCAGGTCAGCAACAATACCGTTGACAAAGCGTTGTTCTGCAAATGAGTCACCCCAGAGATATTCACCAATCTTACGCTGTTCGCGAAACAGGACCGGCGTCTGATAGGTGTTCGGTTCTCTTTGCAGCAAATAGCTGACAGGATGCTCATGCACTTTAACATCAGCGAGACCGGTGCCTTTACGCTCATAGAGATCCATCGGTAATGATGCCTGACACTGCGTGAGTAGTCTCACACCACCGTAAAAGGCACCAAACGTCAGTGCAGCTGCAGGACTCACATCAATTTTGGTTTGATTCTGGTAACCCGGACTGGCATATCGCAGCTGTTGAGTCACATCACTGCGCTGCTCGGTTTGTTCATGCGTGGTTGCAATTTTTGCCTGTAATCCGCAATAGCTCATGAAAGTACACGCCAGTCATCTTTATTCTGGTTCAGGTGTTTACCACTTGCCTCACCATAAAGGCACTCTGATAGAGCCATGATCGTTGCCACCATGGGGTCAATCTTGTCGGTCGACTTGGCTTTATTCGGCATGACTAGACCTGCGGGATCTGATTTCAGAATCAGATTGTGAGCGGACCAACGTAACAGCTGATTGCCACCATGGTTCAGTTTCTTTTGCTCGATCAGGTCCAACAGCTTTTTCGTCGGCTCGTTGTACTTGCGGCAATTCTGGAAAAAGTCGTACACCCTGTCCTCCATCCCCAGTTCGTTGATGAGCTTGATGGCCATTTCCCGCGCATTGTTCGGATCTAGGGCAATCGTCTGCAGGTTGTATTGCGACTTGATCTTTTTGATATGGGTAAAGATCGCTTCCGGATCAGTCACGTCTCCTGGTGTGACAAAGAGTTCACCCCGCTGAATCCATGTGAACCATGGATCTCGGTTGATGTCTCGCTTTTCACTTTCTTCCGGGATCCAGTTCCAGACCTTCACACCGTACTCACCGTTCGGTAGCAGAAAGACGACTGAGAAGCTGGCCAAGTCGTTTCTCCATCCGAGGTCCAAACCCCCATACAAGCGGAGGCCGTGCAGGTTTGGCAACTTGCTGAGGCATTTGTTCCACAGATCGAGCTGAATGGCTTTGGAGGAGCTGCTCACGAGACGGTTGCAGTGATACCGCATCAGTTTGTTTTTGGCATTCTGATTGCGTGTGGCTTTCTCAGCGAGACCTCGGAGATAATCCAACTTAACGGAAATCCCTAGGTTCGGATTGGCCTTACACCAGTTCGCTTCAACGAGAGGATTGTCTTTCTCGTCAATTTCATAGATGGCAGCAAACATGCGATCATCGTTGTACAACTCATTGAGCATACCGGCGGCATGGTTGTATTTCTCGATCCAGATCAACGAGCGGTCTGAACCTGCGGTGGTAATGTAAATGCCAAGCGGCTGCCGGCGTTTCCCCATCGCGGTTTCGATCTTGTCGAGCAGCTCCTGATGCTCCTCCTTGAATGCGTGCAGCTCATCGCACACGTAACAATGGAGATTGAAACCGTCTTTGGACTCCGCATTCTTGGCGAGGGGAACAATCGAGGATTCTGTCGGGAGATAGACAATGGCTTGTTTTGTGATCGTGAACAGCTTATTCAGATCGTCCGGTAAATGATTGATGAAGCGACAGACTTCATTGGTCCCCAGCTTAGACTGTCCTTTTTCCGTTGCAGCATTGACCACTTCTGCGCGTGGTTCCGGCGGATCGTCAGCACAGCACATATACAATTCGATGGCGGCAGCCAGAGGCGTTTTTCCATTACCCCGGCCGATCTGCAGGAACGCTTCTCGAAAGCGGCGAGTTCCCGCCACGATGCCATCTCCATCTTTAGCATGCACAAATCCGAAGATGTTCCAGATGACCCAGCGTTGCCATGGTCTCAGAATGAATTTCTGACCTTGAAATTCTCCCGTGCTATGCACCAGTTCTTCAATGAACTGGATCGGTCGTTCCGCTTTTTCCTGATCGAATCTCCAGCGGGGATCTTTGAGATCCCGGCGATAGCGTTTGACAGCTTGCTTGAGAAGATGACCAACGACGATCCGACCACTGAGCACATCATCACAGTATTGTTCAACCGATGCCTGGATTTCTGTTGAAAAACTTGGCGATTTTGGCTTGCGGCTTTTGGTCTTTACCTTCGTTGTCATCAATCTTCATCCCGGATCTTGATGATGCTGTCAGACCAAATTCGCGACACCATTTGAGAACCATCTCCTGATAGGATTTGATGATCCATACTTCTGGCCGCGCCACAGCCATGCCAGATTCTGCGTATTCCACTAGATCTCCAAGCGTTTCCAACGCTCGGAGATAGACAGAATAAATCCGGAAACCACTGGACCAGGCAATCCAGTCCCCGCGCGTGACCAAACCCTTATTCACACATAACGGTGTGAGCTCATTCCACTCTGCTTGCGCGATAGGATGCAGACCTTTGGGCATGGGAGGAATATTGTCTGCGGAAAACTTGACCGATTCCGCATCTCGATCAGCCCGGTATGTCCCCTGCAAAATCTTGAGGGCGGTCGGCTTCTTTTGTCGGCCCGATTTTCCTTTGCAACCAGCCACCCCCCACCCCCCATTTTCTGCCAAAAAACACGCTTACTTACTGGGCGGTTTCCGGACCGCCCCTTTTCCGCGAATTTCCCCCCCCCATGTTAGGAGGGTTTTGATTCCATTGTGAGCTCCACATCAGATCAGAGAGAGCAGAGACAGCAGCACACATGCAATGAACATCATCGCTGCAAACCCAAACAGATGGAGCAGCAGCTCCATTGCTGCTCTTATGAATTTCATTTCACATCCCAGTCATAGCGACCAACAACAGCAGGACGAACCACACGCTTGGGATTGCCATTGTCATCCACGAATGGATCAATGATGCGGAATACAGAACCATCTGGTAGCTTGTACTCATATGGGATCTGGACTTCCGCTTGGAGCTCATTGAACAGACGATTAACTTCATCATAGGCACGCTGTCCGCGACGTTTCGCAGCTATCAGGGCTTTGATCTTCTCAGCTCGGTTAAGCTGCTTTGGCTTTGGCATTTCTATTCTCCTTATGTGAATGATCGCTCATTACATGTGAGGTCGTTGCCAAACGATCACAGGAGATCGCAAAGTAATCCTTGCTCATCTCGCATCCCACAAACTCCACACCATGTTTCAGGCATGCAACGCCAGTAGATGCCGATCCCGCAAAGGGATCCAAGACACGATCACCTGGTGCGACAATGCTGACCAGATCACTCATCAGAGCAATCGGCTTTCCCGTCATGTGGAGCTTCTCTTTAGCATTGACCTGATGCTGGAAAACACCCGGATAAACTCGCGTGCCATTCCGCGGCTGCAGTGTTCCTTTGGTCGCCCAAAGAATCATCTCTGATTGAAAGCGAAACCACCCCTTACCACAACTGCGGGATGCCAAGCCTTTGTCCCAGATAGCTACACCACGATAGGTCCAACCGGCCCATTGGATTGCATCGCTCATTTGCGGTAGACGACGCCAATCACTGAAGCAGAGCAAATAACCACCGGGCTTTGTCAGCTCATGTGCCATCGACATCCACTCGGCACACCATGAAGTGAACGCCCGAGGATCAAGCGTATCACCCATAAACTCAGGATACTTTTTAGCTGACCCTGATTGCTGATATTTCTTGCTTGTGGCGGAGCTGGATGATGCTTTTGTTGAGCAGTATGGCGGGTCGGTAATGACAGCATCAAAAGATGCGGGTTGAGTGAAACGATTCGTTCGCATCCATTCCAAAGAATTGCCGTTGTAAAGGGTCCAGTTTGGTCCAGATTTGGTGTTCATGTTGAGGTCTCCAAGGGTGCTAATGATAGAATGTTCTACCACAGCGTACTCGTTGCAGACCTCCCATGTTACCGCTTCGTGAATGCTCCAAAACCACCATCTTCCGTGGCCGTTTTCCGGGAATGGCACGGCTTGCAGAGTGCCTGATGATTGGCACGATCCCAGAAAAGTTTGGAATCACCTTTATGTGGAATGATGTGATCCACCTCATTCGCCGGTGTGTGGCGGGGTGGTTCCAAGAGCAGACAATGGACGCACAAGACATTGGCCGGCTTGCTCAGGAATGCCTTGCGGTAGGTTCTCCACTTCCCGGTATACCCGCGCTGGTGGGAGGATAGCCGCCTCATGCTTGGATCTTTCCCATGCTTTGAGCTGGTACCAGACCGGTAGTGAGGTCGTCTCTTGGGGCCGATGGGCATGGTGATTCATCGTCTCACGTGCCGGACGGCAATGGGTTGATTCGCAAGGTATTTCAAGTCATCCAGCGAACGGGGAGCATGGGAGATGAATTTTTTATTGGCATCACAATGAGCAAATGGATATCCCTGTTTGTCAGCGACAGCCTGCAACTCAGGAGGCATTTCCGAGCGGTCTTTATAGACCACTTTCAGTTGTGCATCACCATCCTTGATTTTTTGCTTCAAAGCATCGCAGGGAGGACAGGGGACAATGGAATAAACAATAACCGTTGGAACCTGTGTGACGGGTGAATCCGTGATTTCAAGGGCTTGATAGTTGATCTCTCTAAGATCGAGAGCATCAAATTTATCAGCACACATACCGGCATTTGGAATGAACATCACAGCCAGCATAAGAGACATGATTCCGGTACGTGATGGCATCCAGACGATCACAGAAACGACTAGCAATGCCAGTCCTACAGTAAATGCACTCATATAGAAGTCCTCCTGTAACACCGCAGGCCGTTGCACAACAGCCCCTAAAACATCAAAGTCCAACTTCCTGCGGGGGAAGCTTTCCATATCGGAAATTGCATACACCTGGCCCGTCTTACAAATCCAGTCCATGACCTCCCACGTGATCCAGAAAGATCCCTTTGGTTCACCTTGCAAGGGAGTCCCATGAGCATCTTCACCCCAGGAATTGAAGAATGAAAAGTAACGTCGGCCACTGGGGGAACTCCCGTCGTAGCCGACTATCGGCATGGAATGGCCCCATTGCCCATCGTGTGGGCCCACGCGGCGATTGTCTTGAACGATGAGCTGCTTGGTTCCATACTGCGAACCAGTGATCAGGGGATATCCATTGGCCAATGCCATCACACAATCATTGGCATTCGCACACCGCCGAACACCTTTGATCATGTACTGCTTGGCATAGTGCATCAGCTCAGCGGGCGGCCCGTTGATACCCCATGATTTGGCGACTCGGCCAGAATAGTCTGGCACACCGGGCAGATCAGCAGGCAAGCAGCCGTATTTCTTGATGCCTTCACAGGCCCATGAAACCACCGAGCCGTCACCATTCCCCAGCTGACCTTTGCCGATTAGCACCCGGGAAATCCCATAGAACCAATGCGGGCAGAAATCAATAAAGGGACGATCCAGACCAGACAAATAGATTTGAGCGGAATTCAGATGCTCTACCGCTTTGTCAGTGGCATGACTGACACAGTCTCCAATCTCCTGTTTGATGTTGATGGAATCCTGACCGTGATTGACAGCTCGGACCATCTCCCACAGGCGGATATTGTCGTGGACGTGGTTTTCCGCTGAGTCACCGAAAATCTCCAGTGCCGGAATTTGTTCGTATTGCTCACGATTGAAGTCCTGTGACCAGCCGAGCTGATCGACTGCCACAGGAGGTTGAACCGGAATATTCCCGAACTCGACCGAGACAGAAAACTGGATAGCTCCTAGGCCACCCAAAGTCGACATCACTGAAAACGCTAATCGGACCCAGAAACTCATCATCAGCTCCCTGATTTTTGGATTGAACTTGCCTACTCATAAATCAGTAATGAGTTGTCAGCCTTGTGGATCTCCAGCCCTGTCACCGTGCATCTGCAGACCATCGACAACAGCCATGATGACCGAGGCCCATTCTCGGATATGTGTGATCTGTCCCTGTGCGTCGATGTGTTTGACCTCATCATTGATGGCACGCCGGGCATCGGACCATGTGTGATCCGTATGGGCTTTGTAAGCTGCTGCAATCTGATTGATGATGTCCTGCTCATCTGTGATGACGGAACGACTGACATCATCAGCGATCATCTTCAGGGTATTGGACAATTTCGCCGCTTGGACATTTTTTTGAGTTCCGCGAATCTTGGCGAATTCCGCAGCCGTGATACGGGTCAATTGATCGAATTCACAACACGGCCGGGGTGTTGGAGCTGGGACGGGGTGTGGAGTGGGTTTGTCACCTGTGATCCGCAGTGAGCGCGAATGCAATTTATGGCCCAGTAAATTGCTGGTGACGCAGACCAGCTGATAATCCCCTGGCATGAGCGATTGCAGCTCCACTGTGCGGGAGCGGCTTTCCAGTTCTCGAAGATGCACTCCATCCACCAGATGCCAGGTGATTTCTGACACATATCCGGGAAGTTTCAAATCATACTTTGGACTGTCAGATGAGCGGACTGAGCTGGGACCGCGGATTTCCCCGCGCTGATAAACAGACCCCATGACCAGGTGACCGACACACCAGAGTAAAGCAATTCCCAGCAATCCAGCAATCAGACGATGCTGATGCAGAAAATCATACAAAGGATTGCCAGTCAAGAATTTGATCTGATAACTGATGCCTAAACTTGCCTGTTTTTTGCTACTTGCACGTGCCATTGATCTGGACTCCCTGAATCTGAGAAATAAGAATGCAACGATCTGCCATTACATGTAATCAAGACGTTGCATGTTTTTTTCGCAGGGAGAGCAATTGATGTCTGCAATGACCACATGTGAAGAGGAAGTTCATTTATCAGATCTCAAAGACGAATCAGCATTTCGTCGTGCCATGTTTGAGCGGTGGATTCAATCCGACCGCTGTCGGAAAAGACGGACCCGCAGACGTCGCCAGCTGGCCGTCTATTACCTCAATCTGGATGGATGGACCTATTCCCAGATTGGATCTGCACTACGGATTAATAAAGCGACCGTCTGCCGATACATCGAGCAGGCCCGGGAAAGCATGCAGAGCTATTTTCGAGAAACCAACATTGAACGGGAAGACTTCGATTTGGAATTGAGTTGAATCGTCAATAAAAGTCATTCTAATCCGGGCAACGACGGTGGGAGGTAATGAAGTTCACACAAGGCTTTAATATTCTTCATATAATCATCATCCATAATGTCGTCCGCTTTTTTGATTGTTGCATCTATATCGACAATGTTATTTTGATCATACTCTAGCGGTATTACTTTAAGGATCAAATCTAAGCGGTGAGGTGGATTATTATCGAATTGTCCATTTGCTTTCCACGAGGCAATAGAGCCGGGGTCGGTTAAGATTTTTCCATTGAGTGGAAAGTCATTAGCCGTTTCCGAAGTACTTTCCACTAGGGCTTTTACTTTCCCCCGTGTAAGGTAAACACCATTGCTACAAATCATTTTGTTTATCAATTCTAAAATAGCCTGAATAGACCATCCGGATTTCGCTGTCTTATCCCGAACATCATACAACAACACCTGCCAACATCATTAGCGCTTTGATTGATTATAGACTCTTCTGACAATCTGACTCTTGACAGCTCCTATCGGTTTTCCGATAATAAGTTTCAGGAGGGCCTGATTATGCGAACCACTGAAATGGACTTGGCAGACATCTTGAGACGATGTGTACTCAATGATGATTCAATTTCATCTGTCGCACGCAGTACGGGAGTACCACAAGCTACGCTACAGGAGTTCGCCATCGGCAAATCTGATGGGGACTATGCTGATATCCGGTTAAGTTCTGCTCAACTGTTGATCGACCATTATGAAATTCCAATAACCATTCATTCACAACCAACGAACGGAGGCAAACGAATGAAGTTAAAAGAAAAATTACTGGCGAGCAAATGCTATGACTCGCCAGAGAAGTTCCGTGAACGACTGATCGAAAACTTGATGACACAGTTTCCGGGAACAACTATTGATAACCTCGTTTGTAACCCAATGAATTCATTGGACTATTGCGATAGAATTCGTGAAGGGGTAGCTTCCGAGCTATTAGAGAATGAATTCATTTTGAAGTCATTGATGAATATACGCAAACGAAAGAATTGCCCAACTGGATTGAAATCTCGTGGTAAACGCCAACTTCTCAAGAGCAAACTATTGAACGCGGGATGTGATATTGACGCACTTCGATTCAAGGAAATGATTGTCGATTGCTTGGCCGGAATGTACCGAGATCTGACGATTGATGACCTCGTGTGTATGCCCAGGGGGGCAGGCGCTCTTTGTAACTATGTCAGGATGAAAGCAAAGTGTGACGGGCTGTCCGATGAGCTCATTTTGTCAGCACTCATGAATGTGCGGAAAGCTTCCTGATACTAATAATTCGACCACAGACATTCCGTCTTTGTTGGTTTCGTCTTTTGGGAACTCGCCTTGTTGTCAATTTTGATATCAAGGCGAGTCCAACCAAATCGCTTAGCAGCATCTTCATACAACGCATTCGGATAGCCACTCAGCAAGAACTTCCCACGGATGTGGCCGAGTGTATCCAGCAGCTGGCCATGCTCATCGTTTGCCATTTCGCACGAATATGCATTCTTGACAACTCGTGTATCCGCAACATATGGGGGATCACAATAGAAGAAAGTATTCGGGTCATCCTCTCGTTGAATTATTTCAACTGCATTTTCACAATAGATTACCACTCGGCTTAAACGCTCATGTGCATCATGTAACCCATCGATTGCAGACAACCAGGACGAAACCTGTTCATTCATGCCCCGTCTCGTCCTGGTACGAGACATCGTAGCAAAATCTCGTCCTAAACCTTGACGTGATTGCCGATACCTGACAAAGAACGCAACTGCCCTATCAACGTTATCTGTTGACTCACAATGCGTTGCATTTTCCCATACAGGCTTTGCAAACGGAGTCAGAGTTACTCGCCGCTCGAATTCGGGAAATTCGCTTTTGGATTGGAGTACTCGCCAAAAATTTACGAGCTCTCCAAAAACGTCGTTTATGACTTCAGAATGATTCACATACAGCTGCTCATGTTTCCGAAAAAGCACTGCCCCACCGCCAAAATATGGCTCGACATAGTGAGTGTGCACCGGAATCATTTCAATGATTCTCGCAGCGAGATAGGATTTCCCGCCATGCCATTTGATTGGAGCTGAAACTCGATTATTCTGTTTTACGATCATGGAAGTCCCTTTCCTCGGAAAATATAACAGGTAATTCAGCCAGCGCAAGTGCAAATCGACGTTGGTTATGATGTGGGTAATTCATCATTATCGACATGAAGACTGGAGACGCTCCAGCGAATCTTCCGAGGCTTGAATCAAATTCAAGATCATCCGCGGTGTTAACTCGTTCGTTTGTGTAATGCAATTTCCCAACAACTCAGGCACAGTCACCACTCGCATACCATCGATTTTTCGCTCGCTCACGAATAAATCCCCATCTTCTTCTTGAAGTCCGCTTTGGCCATTTCCTTAACCTGATAATCATCCAATTGCCGTCCACCACCAACACGCGGCAAGCGCGGACCATGTTCCATCTTACGAGCATGTTCGTCACCTGATGCCCTCTGCTCATCGGTAACCCGCTTATGCCAGAGACGTTTCTGAATATCGTTGTGGGTATCTCCCCTCAGTCCACTGATGAATAAAGCCATGGGCGAATTTACCTTCTTGCCTGTGCAATGCTTCGCCCATCCGTGAAACACAGATATCCCGTGGTCACTCTCCAGATTGAGACCATGCAGCTCTTTCCCCAATTCGGAGATAATCACCAATCGAAGATTCTCCACCGCACGATGATCTTTGAGGTGGGAGGCTTTCATATGGGAGTTGATCAGCTTTCGCATTTGCTCCCGAACAACATCAGCATCATTAGAATTCTGAATTCTATTTCTATTCTTTCTAATCTCTTCAGAAGCAGGGGTAGCCGGCGGCTCGTATAGCGGTGGTTGCATGCTCGCTGCGTGCTCGTTTCGGGCTACCTCGCCAAAATCCCATGCCTTTTGGCCTCCTGTCAGCGTAACCACAGACACATGCGGGGTTGCTTCCGGCTTGCTTGCTGCGACCCTCGTGATACTTGCTTGCAGCATGAGTTGCACCATGCAGACTATTGCTGCCACAACCTCATACATGCCACGCACCACGCGGCAAGCCTGCTCGCGGAGATCACAAAACAGGCTTGCCGGTGGAGGAGCAGCAATATCACGCGATGCATGGGCGAAGACATCACGGGGATGCTGCTGCGTGGCATCTCCTGCCGACGGGACAGGTGACATTGATCGATTGAATACCGCATGAGCGTCAATCTCCCATTGCATGGAATTGCCCAGGCGAGTGTATTTCAAGAGTCCGGTCTTCACGGTGCGTTGTGACCAGTCAGTTACCCATGCATTTCCATACTGCACACGAACACCGATATCCGACAAATTGCCGATATAAATCGGTCCATTCCCCAGCTCAATAACTGCTTGCATCAGTTGTTTCGATTTGGGATGCAGAGGCAGATGCACCAATTCCGAGATTAAGCGGTCTCGGTTACACAGTTCCGTGATGGGTAAATGCGATGACTCCATTCGTCACCATCAATCTAAGATTCAAACGAATCAATGTTTGGTTAGTTTTTCCAGATAGTCACGTTGTGCATTCAATGCATTCATGAAAGCGTTGATCTCATAGAACGATTTCAACACGATCTGTCTTGTGGTCGATGGAAGTATCACACGGCATTCAATCTCATCATCACGCTTGGAAGCCTGAAATGTGACATCTGCCAAGCGACATTCACCGATATTCATTTCTGATCTTGCCATCTCTATCAATCTCCATGTCAACACACTTCAAGAGGCCAATCACTTCCAGATTTCAATGGAACATCCTTGATTACCTCGAATGATCGCCTCGTAAAACAACCAGTCCGGATCGGTGATGATCTGGAATGAATTCCCTATCCAATAAACCGCAGCGAGGTCGTAATCGTGATCGATCAGGACCATATACACTGATTCCTCATCGAATGAATTCACCTGCACCCGTTTGATAACGCGAAGTTCACCAATGGAGATAAAAACTAGGACATTGACCACAAGATGCCTCATTAAAGTAAATTGCCATTTTAGAAACGAAGCTGGACGGGATTTGAACCCGCATTACCCACCACATCGGGAGGTGTCTTGCCGTTTAGATGACCAGCTCCCATAGCGTTAAGCCTGATCCGCAATCGCATCCTCATACCACCAGTTTTCAACAAGCCGGCCATCACCCGACATGTAACGAATCAGATATCTGGGGAATGATTGGTCGTGATACTCTGCTCGTCCAATCACGATGCCACATTCTTTGGACATCACCAGAATGACATTGGCACCCATTGGATACTTGAATAACGAACTCACTTGACTCATTTCATGAGACCTTTCAAAAGAGGGAAAATTTGAAGAATACCCAGGCTGGGAGTCGAACCCAGCGACCGACGCATGCTGTTCAATACGTCGTGCCTTGCCACTCAGCCACTCGGCAGAATGTGATCAAGTCACATCGTAGAAATGAATCTTTGTGGTAAGTTCGGATATCTCAGATGCTTCTGAGATGAGGTAATCACGAATACTCGTCAGTGCTGCGCGACGTGCGAACAACACATCATGCTCCATGGGACGAATTTCAAACTGTCCTGTTTGCGGATCAGCGAAGACATTGCAGCGGATTGTGAACTTGTCGTTCTCGTTATCGCGGAAGAATGGCATGAAGACCGGAAGTGAGAAGCGGATTTGTTCCGGGAGTTCTCCAGCTTCGGAGATCAACTCATTTTCAATCTCGCGGCCGAGTGACTCTTTGGAATTGCTGATTTGAACTCGATTCCCATAGGTCTGGGATGATCGATAATTTTTGAGGACATTCACTAGTTGCTGCACGTTATCTGCGTAACAGTCTTTCAAGTTTGAAATGAGATAACGTACCAGTGTTTTGGCGTCCGTTGTCATCTCAGCGAGTAGCTCAAGTGCAGTGATTTCTGGTGACGGCTCAAAATTCATGCCACCATGCATCATCAAGACATTTTTGTTATCAACTGCACACACTTTGAGATCACTGGCTGACAGACAGATTTCGACTTTACCACCATCTTCCGCAGCTTCGAGTTGCTGACGATAATCTGATGCCAATTGCCAGATCGAATCCACACTGCCAATGGACATCTTGCGAGATGTGAATGCTTGCCGCTCATCATATCTGCCATCAGTATCAACAATCAGGAAACGCTTATCATCACCGGGCAAACTGATGATCTTGACTTTGTCTTCCGCTTTGAGCGAATCGCGACCGAGCCTTGCAATCGCATTGATAGTTTCAGATTCAGGTAAATTTGTAGCTGCAGTAGCCATAAGTGAGTTCCTTAAAGTGGTCATTGAAAGTATTAAAAATGTGGAATTGAACTTGATGAAAAACAGGTCATGAGCTTTCACTCTTCGGTGTCATCCTCCTTCTTTTCTCCATCAAAGAGTGAGGGTTGTTTGTACTCAGCGGGGAAATCCGCATTGAACACTAAGCCATTAGGGTTCGGTCGGAGCTCGTAATCCTTGGTGATGAAATCTGGCGTCCGGGACCGAGCTTTCAGGCTCATTTTCACCAGCTCGCAATAACCGGTTTCATCTGGCACCGGGATCATGCTCATTTCGATCAGCACCTTGCGAGCCTTACGCTCATTGGGCCGATTCTCACAATCGCGTTTCATGTTGTTGATGTGGTAAGCCAGCAGCTTTTCGAGCTTTCCACCGTCCATACCGGACAGGGTTTTGAAACTGAACTGCACTTCGTTAATGCTCATGATGCACTCCATTGAATGATTGATGATTTAGTAAAAGGGGCCGCACACACTCACGACGGATACTATCCCCTGATTCGAGCTGCTCGCCGAACGCAGCTGCGGTAGGGCAAATTAAAACCCGGCGGAGATCAAGTCTCTTACAACCGGGAACAATTCCAATAATGGATAATGCGGTCGACGTGATTCAGGCCGCTCGTAGTAATCAATGACTTCCGCGACCATCAGCACACCGACTGGAAATCCCCAGATGACAATGTCACCACATTTAATGTTCAGTTTGTAATTGGTTTTAGGGGGCTTGCGTTTCACAACTCACCGCCTGGCTGATGGGGAGCAAATACTTGATCCAATGCATCACGGGATTGATCAATTAGACTCTCGAACCCAGAATGCTTATCGCGCTGGATTTCGAGATAGATTTCTTCACGATGAACCGCCCGGCCGGGAGCATCGATCCCAATCCGGACCTTGTCACCTCGAATCTGGACCACCATGATCCTGATGTCGTCGTCGATCATGATGCATTCGTCAGCCTTCCTTGATAACACGAGCATGGAGAATCCTTCCGTGAATGTATTGAGGGGGAAAATCAGTTAAACGAATTTGTGGTTGCTGCAGCAGCTGCTGGCTTGGGGCGAGAATGAACTTGAATCCGCTCATCCTGACCATGATGATTTTGATCACGAATGAGCTTTGCACAGTCACGGCATGCCAGTACAAACGGTTTTAGTTTTGCACTTGGGCAGGAGAATTCATTCGTGGATTTCAAGACGTCTTCTGCTTGAGCAAGCGGGAAGGGAACAGACCGTTGACAGTTGAAGCATGGTGAAACGATACATTCTGTTGTTTGAAGCGGATGCACATCGATGGAGAGAGGCAATTCGATGATGCGTACCCACTGGAGCACAGCTTCAGGGACATTCACTCTAAGGTGTTTATTGTTGCATTTATCACACATAACTCACTCCTTCGATCAATTCTTATTGGGGTTAAACGTGGATGGGTAATAGCGTCCATTGCGGTTTTTCATCTCATCGGAGGAGATCTCCACAACGCATTTATTGAGTTCAACGACACGCCTCGTGAGATGACCGAGGCGTGTCCTGAATGCTCCCAGTGCGGCGAGTAAAAACAGATTGAAAAGCACTGAGAGCAACAACAAAAACGTGAAGATATAAATCATGTCTGCGCCCCTTCCGTGAATGCCTTAGGTTGAGGGAATTTTTTCACTGCCCGGATGACTGCCTTGGTGGGATTGAAATAATTTTTCGCATTCACCATGCCTGCTGATTTACGATGTCCCAGCACAAATTCACCGACACCAGGTGAATCCGTCTCATACTGGGTGTTGCAGGACTTCCGCATATCTTCCATACAATGTTCTGAAGACAAAGCCACATGCTTTAGCAACCGTTTCCAAACGCGAAGCATCTGAGTTTTATTGCTGCGTTTCATCTGAGATGGAAAGATGCGTTCTTCTCCTGGCACACGGGGATAATCTTGAATGTGCTGCCGTAGAACAGGGTGCATGGGAATACGCTGCAACTTGCCGGTTTTCTTAGCTCGCAGTGAAATGGAACCGAGTCCACCGAAGTCATCCATGCGGATACCAGACCAACGCAATTCAATGATGTCGAACACACGCGGTCCTACATTCCAAGCGATGACTAGATAGAGCCGCCAAACCAACGGGGCAGGGATGGGGCCTTGTGGCCATTTCAATTGAGACGCGCCACGATAGAGAGCTGAAATATCCTTGCGTCGAAAAATGCGAGGAATCTTTTCATCTTCTGGCAATGTTGCTGGCCACTTGAAATAATCAATGATTCCCAGACCTTCAGGATTGGCACGGTCAACCGGAAAGCATTTCGTTACGATGTGACGTAGATAACGCAGATGCTTATTGACGGTGGCATGGCTGCGGGTGGTACGAGATTTTGGACGTGGCTTTTCGGATGCCATACGATCACGAAACTGAGTTATTGCTCGTTTGTTGATCTCATCGACTGGCATGCCATTCATGACGCGGTTCCAGTGATTGATTAAGACTTCATAGTCTTCAATCGTTGCTGCTGTCAGCTCGCGATCTTCCTGTTGAAGCTCTAACACGCGTTCCACGACCTCGCTCATGGTGTGGATTTCGTGGTCGGTGGAAAAGAGTTTTAATGCGTCGATCATTGTCGGGGACTCCTTGGCAGTCCATCGACTCCATTCACGCGCTGCAACCATGCTCCCTGCATGATCCGGTGGTAGGTGTTCAAATTGTATATACTGGTCATCATGACACATGAAACCCGTGCACAACCGGCGACCAGTCTACGTGCGAACACGCAGACGCAATCACGGGTTGATTGTGATGTTTGGGTGTAAGTGATGCCTTATTGCATCACGTCGTCTTTCAGCAGTGACGACAGCCAGCAGAGCAAATGGCAGAGCTGAGTGTCGCTTTCGATTTGCTCATCTCTGGTTTTCTACGACCATTGATTCGCGATGATCAAAATAAACTTGCGATGTTTGATCTGTCAATTATGTGACGATCAGAATTCTGATTTTATGTGGCAAAAAGTCCACACGGAATAGCAGATGAGTACAGGACCTTGCGTCCTGTGCTCACATATCCAATAAACCTTCGCTGGAAAAATTGGTAAGGTCACACTGCAGACCTGTGTCATAGCTCTCAATATTACTATTGAAATCGACTTGCGAATTGTCACAGTTGGTTATGCTATAAGTTAAATTTCAACCTGCTTAAATCGAACCAACCTTAAATAATGCCATTCAGAAAGAAAAAAAATGTACGATCGAATCTGCAAAGCTTTGGAATCATTTTTGCCGATTGACAGATTGGATTTACTGGACAGGCCTGACATCAAAAAGGAGCATTCATATGTATCCGTTACTGAATGGTACTCCTCATATCCCTACAGTTACGAAGCTGAAGACACTGATGATTTCCTGTTAGAGCATGCGAAATACAAATATGAAGAGCAGTTGGAAAGTCTGAAAATCGTCGAAGAAAAAATGCTCGAAGTGCTGAAAGTATCTGGCACAACACTGGCCGCATTGCTCACGGCTTACATATATTCTGCAAAAGACAATTGGCCGCTATTGATCCCTGCATTTTATGCAGGATTTGCTCTATTTCTCAGTATTCGAGGCAGAACATCAACTGCATTCACGAATTCAATTCAGATCCAACAAATGATGAATACGATCCAATCAAACAAGACAAACGGTGCTAGTATTACAGAGGATCAAGCCGATGTGATGAAAGAGGTCGGTCACGTCAACCTATTTAAGAAGTGGACATCAGCATCATTCTATCAATCACAAACGGCTGTCTACCTCATCACAAACTGGAAAATTGGGATACTCAAATACGCTAGTAGAAACATGGCTAATGCAGCCATTCTTACTGTCGTAGTGATTGTGATTCCAATGATCTGGATCGCATTCTGTAACTTATTTGGATGGACTGAAAATCAGAAACCCACATCCAATTGAGAATGGCTTACTTCTTATTTCTTTGGAGAGGATCAGATGGTGGTGGTGGTGGTGGTGGTTTTGGAGGTTGCTTAACTGTCATAGACTCAAACTTCCGGAATTCACTAAAACTCATCGGCGCTTGTGGAGGTGGTGGAGGTGGAGGTGGAGGTAAAGCAATTTTTGTTTGAGTTGGTGGAGTTGATTGAATCGGTTTATTTTCCTGACCAGCCAT